AGCACATCTTACGATATTCCTGTTCGGTATATCTATGTTGACTAATTGTTCAACAGGTTGGTCTGTGGGGGGATATGAGTTATCCCCTCAAGACACATTAACCAATACGGTTTTTGTGGAAATAGTGGATCAAGATTCTGTAACTCATTGGTATCATGGAAGGGTAAACGATCATGCAAATTGGTGTTACAGACACGATGAATGGGAAGACATTAGGATCAAGTGAGTGATAAGCCAAAAACAGCTAGAAGTTATAGAGGCAGTATTATTGATGACAATGCTGTTATCTCTCTTAACATTAAGTGGCTGGGTCAAATCCTCTTATTGGTGGCTGGTATTGTGTATGGTTATTGGCGTGTTGAATCTAGACTGGCAGCATTGGAAGATAAAGTTACTCTTGCTGATGAACAGATTGGGAATTTGCTTAGTAAACATATCGTGGAAGAAAGGGCTGAAAGACAAGAGTTGGCAGAAAAAGTAGCCTTTTATGAGAAAGAGTTCAATATCAACCCATTGTCTTGGGGAAAGAAAAAGCGGAGAAAGTAATGGATTTTATGTCACTTTACAACGAAGGGGGAATGGTTGCTGTCGTAGGAGCTATGTTTATGTTTCTTGTGTACAGCTTAAACAAGAGATCTAGTGAGCAAGCTCAAACATTGGAAGACTTAAAAATTGAAAACAAAGGTCAATCTGAAACATTAGAAAATATGGAAGGCATGATAATTAAGTTAATTGACAGATGGAACAAATCAGATGAAACAAGGGATAGAAGGCATGAAAAAATGGTAGAGGAACTGAATGACCAAAGTTCAATTTTAATGGAAATAAAGGGCAATTTAAGCCGAATAAATGGGAAGCACTAATGCCTTCAGATCAAGACTTATACGGAATGCTAGTCAAATTAGATGAACGTCAAAAAACATTGTTTAATATGATGACTAGAGTAGAGAAACATTTAGAAAAATTAAATGGAAAAGTAGATACGCATGAGATAGCTGTAGCTCAAATCAAAGTATATGGTACGATTGCTGTTATTGCTCTTCCTGTAATTGTAAACGTAATAATGGAGATGCTATAATGGAATGGCTTTCAACAAATTGGGAATGGGTCTTATTAGGATTTATGATAGCAGAAAAGATTGTCAAAATGAGTCCATCCGATAAAGACGATATTCTTTTAGACGTGGTTATGGAAGGATTAACCAAAATGGTAAAAGGAAAGAAAGATGATTAAACGATATGTCAAAAGTCAAATAAAGAAACACGGAGTAAAAGGTTTTGTTATTAAGGTTTTGGAATTAATAGCCAAAGTTACTCCTTCCAAAGAAGACGATAAGATTGTTGCTAAAATTAAAATATTTGTGGCAGGCCTATAATGCCGTACGGAAAAGGAACATATGGGTCAAAAGTGGGAAGACCTAAAAAGAAAAAAGGTAAAAAGAATGCCAAGGCTAGGAAAAAGAAGTAAAACAAGGTTAGAGGGAGTCGATGAAAGATTGGTACATCTTCTTACTGAAGTATGTAAATACTTTGACATCACGGTTATTGAAGGAAAAAGAAGTCAAGATAGACAGAACGAATTGGTGGCTCAAGGAAAAAGTAAAACCAAATTCGGAAAACACGTATTGGGAATGGCGGTAGATATAGCACCATACGATCCTACTGTAAAAGGAAAGATTGATTGGAATGCTAGAGATGATTTTCATTACATGGGTGGCTGGGTAATGGCCATGGCAAATAAACTTGGTTATAAAGTACGTTGGGGTGGCGACTGGAATGCCTCATCTATGTTCAAAGGACAACGCACAACCAAGGACAATTCCTTTGACGACTTAGTTCACTTTGAGTTATTAGACTAATGAAACGAGCAATAGTTATACCAGATCAACACTTTCCTATTCACGATGAAAGAGCTGTTGATATAGTACTTCAAGCGATTGAATATATTAAACCAGAAATCTTTATTAATTTAGGAGATGTTGGTGAATGGGAATCGGTTTCTGCATGGTGTTTTAAAGGAAAAAGATTACCCAATCTTGAACATCAGCTTATTAACGTAGATAAAGAAATTGAAGACGTAAATGCAGGAATAGATTTGTTTGATAAAATCCTGGATAAAGTAGACTGTAAAGAACGCTATATCCTTGCAGGAAATCACGATGAGTGGTTAGATCATTTTGTAGATAAGCATCCATATTTAAAAGGATATAATTTTAAAGAAGCCTGTAAATGGAAAGAAAGAGGCTATAAGTATTTTCCTTACAATAAGCCATTAAAATTAGGCAAGTTAAACTTTATACATGGAGCATATGCTACTACGTATCATGCTAAAAAACATTTAGAAGCATACGGTTCTAATATAGTCTATGGCCATACACATGATATACAAAGACATAGTTTAACGAAACTTGATTCAGGTACAATAGCAGCATGGTCTATGGGATGCTTAAAAGATATGTCTCCTAAAAAAAATAAATGGTTAAAAGGACGGTTGCATAATTGGAATCATTGCTTTGGTATCGTCACATTTTTTGATAAGCCTAAAGGCAATTTTCAAATGGAGCAGATTGAAATACTAAACGGTAAATGCACATTTTGGGGAAAAGAGTTTAATGCCTAAACAAATATATCAAATAAAAGATTTTAGTGGTGGTGTTAATACATTAAAAGATCCTGCTGATATTGCTGATAATGAACTACAAGAATGTTTTAATTTGCAAGTAGTAACTCAAGGAAGTCTAATTCCTAAGTATAGTTTTACTACACAAGACAGTCTTGCTACTAAATTATCTGTTACAGGTGCAGAATATAATAATGAAACTACAATTGATCATGATGGAGCAAATAAAAACGTAGGTGTAGGTATGACCATAACAGGTACTGGAATACCTAGTAGTACTACCATTGTAAGCGTTGAGTCTAATAGCAGTTTTACTATTTCTCAAGCAACAACTGGAGGAGCAAGAACTGGTCAAACTTTAACTGTAGATTTAGAAATAGATGAGCTAGAGCCTAATTATGGATTAGGTTTTTTTGAAACAGATCATGGTTTATCTGAAACAAGTTTAACGCTAACTGCAGATCATAGTCCTTGTTCTCATCCTTCAAGAGCTTGTGATTCGACAGGTGGTTTTAGAGTTTCTGGAGCTACTCTATCTGGAATTACTGGAGGGTCAGCAGTAAACTTAACAAGTACTTTTCCTATTGGCGTACGTATTCTTGTTATAGTTCCAGCAGCAGCTTCTAATGCTTTAACTGTTACTAGTTCTGGTATTTATACAATAGTAGCTCATAGTGGTAATGATGTTATAGTAGATAGATCTTTTAATGTACCTGTAGGTACGCATGGAATAAATTATGCTACAGCTACAGTTTCTTCTCATCCCTTGGGAGATAATGTTACTTTACTTGCAGATCCTGCTACTCATAAAGTACATATACACAGTAGTGATGAAGGAAGATATTTTGCAAATCAAATAACATTACGATCTAGTTATAGTGGAAATCCTAGTAAAGTTAAATATTATAAAGTAGATGATAGCATAAGAGTTTGTGATACGGCTCCTAAAACAGATTGTAAAATTCAATGGTTTGGTTGGATTTCTAGACGACATTTTTTAAATAATAGCCGTGATACAGAAACCAATGCTTTCTTAGGTTATTTTGCAAAAGATAATACATTAGATCCTCCAACTGAATTAACAGTAACTGCTGTAAATGATTCTGCTTCTGGTGCAGTTTGTGATGTTACTTCTGTTGGTACAGGTGCTGGATTTGCTATGCATATTACTTCAGAAAATGATCAAACAGGAACTATTTCTGCTACTACATATGAATTTGCTCAAACGTTTATTTATGATGGCAATCAAGAATCTTTACCTGCTGTTATGGATGATACATTAACTCCAGCAAATGATTTAAAAACATTAAATATAAGTATTGGTACAAAAGGCCCATTTGATCCTAGAATATCAGGAGGTAGGATATATATTAGGGAAGCAGAGACTAATGATGACTATACAATGCTTGTAGATATTGACTTAGCTAAAGGATGCAGAACAAAATTTACAAATGATTATACATCATGGTATGACAATGGAAGTACTACTGCAGCTACATATCTTTGTCCTACAAATAGTGCAAGTGCAAATTTTAGAGTAAGAGAATTAAATTTATTAACATATGAAATAATCAATGGATTTTCTTCTAATATATTTAGTCATACTATAGGTGATCAAGGAGAAAACTGGCAAGATGCAGTTGTAGCAAATAACAGAGCTTTTGTATGCAATGTTACTATTAAAGATGAAAATACAGGATTAACAAAAGATACTGCAGCACTTACAACATTTCCTGATAGGATAATGTATTCTATGCCTAATCGTTACGATATATTTCCTTATCATAATTTTATAGAGACAGCTAAAGGAGATGCTGAAACATATGTAGCAATAGAATCATTTGCAGATAGATTACTAGCATACAAACAAAATAGTTTAGATATTATTAACATATCTTCACCAGATGACTCTAATTGGTTTTTAGAAGAATCTAGAAAACATATGGGAGTAGCAAATCCTTCTTGTGTTCAAAAAACACAATACGGTATTGTTTGGGTAAATATGCAAGGTTTTTTTATTTACAATGGAAACAAGATTGTTAATATATCTGAAAACAAATTAGATGATCTTGATTTTCGTAATATTAATTCAAGTAATTCTTCTTTAGTGTATGATGAAGTAGAGTCTACAATTTACTTTACTAAAAATAGTGCAACTGATGCTTTAGGTTTTATATTAGATTTAAAAAAAGGTACATTAGTTTCTTCTAATGATGTTTTACCTATTTCTAATGATGGGTTTTCTAATTCTATTAATACTCAACAATTTCCAATGGTTGCAAGCGATGAAGGTGATCATATTGATATATATAAATTAAATAGAGTAAGGGGAGCACATACTGCTATATTTCAAACAAAGGATTATGATTTTGGAGATCCTACTGCTACAAAAAGAATTTATGCAATATATATTACTTACAAATCAAGCGATGTATTATCTGGATATTTTACTATTGAAGAACCTGATGGAACTTCACATATTTTAGCAGGAATTGTATCTGCTTCTGCATCTAACTATTCTGTAGTAAAGTTAACTCCAAATACTACGTGTGATGTAAGTAAAGCATCTATTAGAATGGATACAGGTGTAAATACAAGAACAATATATATTAACGATATTTCTATTCAATACAGAGTATTAAAAAAGAGAACAGCGTAATGGATAGAGCAACAAGATTTATACAAAATAAAAAACAAGATAAGATACGTGTCGTAACTACACAACCATCTTTGCAATCTATGAGAGAAGGGGAAGAAGTTTTATTTTTTACAAAAGATGGAAAACTTTCTAGATACAGAAGAGAGCGTAGTCAGTTATGGAGAGTAGATATGGATAAAGCAAGTTAGAGGATATTATGTCATTAGGAAATTTATTTTTACAACAACAAATGGGAGAAACCCAAAGAAGGGTAGAGGCTAAACAAGCTAATGAGCAAAAACGAAGAGAACGTGCAGGATTGTTTTCATCGTTTGGTGGAGGTATTGGTGGGCTTTTAGGTGGACTAGCAGCAGGTGCTTTAACGGCAGGTACAGGTGGTTTGGCAGGAGCTGCTTTATTAGGGTTAGGAGCTACAGGTGGATCTTTGTTAGGTGCTAGAGCAGGTTTAGAGTTAGGAGACGGTAGGCGTGGAGATGCTGTAAAGCTAGGTCAAAATGTTGATATGTTAACTGGAAAGACAAAAGAGTTTGGTCAAACTATTAAAGATAAATACAGAAGAGATATTGATAGTTTTCAAAGATCATTAAATACAAACATATTAGGACAGGCAGTAAACACAGGTTTAAAAGCAGGAGCGTTTGCATTTGCTAATCCAGCTTTGCAAAAAGGATTGGGTAAAGCTAAAAATTTTATATCTGGCAATCAATTGCCTACACCAGCAACAGCAAATATAGCAGGAGCACAAGCATATCAACCTGCAGGAATGGGATCAGATACATTGATAGGGCCAGCTAGAGCTATGCAAGCTCCTATGCAAGGGCCTATGCCTGCACCTTCTATTTCATTGCCGACTCCAGCAGTATCAACAACTCCTACGATGAGTATACCTACACCTGCTATGAATACAGCTATGGCTGGCAGCACTTCGGTAACACAGCCTAATAATTTTTTAAACATGGTATATGGGCCACCTAGGCCACCTTCAGCATCTAATTATGTGTCAGATATTTTTAACAGTATGATAGGAGTTCAATAAAATGCATAGACCAGATCATATTATGGATACAGGAAGATCATTAGAAACAGATGACCTTGGAAATATTGCTATTCCTAATCAACCAAATCAATTTGGGCCAACGAATCCTAATCAATATCAATACAATTGGGATCAAAATACTATTAATCCTTATATCCAACAAGGAAATCCAATCAATAACCCAGCAGGTCAAAATCAATTACAATTTTTAGAACAGCAAGGTATTAATGTAACAAATCTAGATGAGTCTAGTTTAGCATTTTTACCTAGTATGGATAGGTTAAATACTGCTTACGAAAGAATGAATACTCAAGTAGGTATGGCTAGAACTGGATTAGGATTTGATTTAAGCGGTCAAAGATTATCAGGTCAACAAAATTTATTAAACATGACAGGTGGTCAAGGACTAGCTAGTATTGGTGGTATTGGAGGAGCTAGTGCTAATAAAATGTTAACAGGTTTACGTACTGCAGGAGATCAATATAAAACAGGTTTAAATCAATCTATGGCAGGCTTTCAATCAGATATATTGGGTATGCAATATGATTATCAAGATGCTCAAACAGATTATCAAGGTGCATTAACTACGGCATTGGGTAATCTTATGGCATCTGGAGAAGATCAATTTAATGTAGCGTATACTGGTAATACTGCAGGTGCAGGAAATCAAAATTTAGGTGATGATTATACAGATGGAATAACAGATCACTATGATAGTCTATATGGATAAAAAATTAAATAGGAGTTTATTATGGCAGTAGATCCAGCAATGGTAGGTTTTCAAGTTGTTGATAACTTACAAAACACATTACTAAACTATGTAATGCAAAACAGAAGAATGCAGTCTCAAGAAAGACAGTTTAATACTCAAATGAACATGGAGCAAAATCGTCTAAATGA